CCTCAACTGGTCAGAAGGTCCTGATGTCGGTGGCCCTCATGCACCATACCGCCAATCAGAGCGTATGGACATTTATAAACAATATGCATTAGAGCTCGTTGAAAAAGGTCATGCTTTCTATTGTTTTGCCACTGCTGAAGAGCTAGATCATATGCGTGCTGAACAGCAAGCGCGTGGTGAAACACCAAAATATGATGGTCGCGGATTGAAGCTTTCTACTGAAGAGGTACAACGTCGCCTTACTGCTGGTGAGCCGCATGTCATCCGCATGAAAGTACCTGAAGAAGGGATTTGTAAAATCAATGACCTACTCCGTGGTGAAGTTGAAATTCCATGGGCACAAGTTGACATGCAAGTTCTGTTAAAAACAGACGGCTTGCCAACCTATCACCTTGCAAACGTTGTAGATGATCACTTGATGGAAATCACGCACGTACTCCGTGGCGAAGAATGGTTACCATCAGCACCAAAGCATCAATTGCTATACCAATATTTTGGTTGGGAAATGCCAACGCTTTGCCATATGCCATTATTACGCAATCCAGATAAATCTAAACTCTCTAAACGTAAGAACCCAACTTCAATCAATTACTATCGTGACATCGGTGTGTTACCAGAAGCATTGCTTAACTATTTAGGTCGCATGGGCTGGTCAATGCCTGATGAGCGTGAAATCTTCACGTTACAAGACATGATTGAGAACTTTGATGTGCAACGCGTGTCATTGGGTGGTCCAATCTTTGATGTCGAGAAACTAAACTGGCTCAATGGTCAGTGGATTAAAGGCCTGACTCCAGGACAATTGCTTGATCGTTTATTGGCATGGAAAAGTGATCGTCAAACATTAGAAGATATTGCTGCTGCAATTCAACCCCGTATCAACTTACTTTCTGAAGCTGTGAATTGGGCTGGTTTCTACTTTAACCACATGCCACAAATCAGCAAAGCACAGTTCGAAAGCAAGAAGTTGACCGAAGAACAGGTTCGTCAAAGCCTACAATTTGCGATCTGGCGTTTAGAAAGTCAGTTTACGTGGAACAATGACACCGTAAGTCAAACATTGATGGATTTGGCTGCACAAATGGAAATTAAATTACGCGACTTTATGCCAGCATTCTTTATTGCGATTGCAGGCTCAACCAGTTCAACGCCTGTAATGCAAGCAATGGTAACCATTGGTCCTGATTTAACTTTCGCTCGCTTACGCAATGCACTTGAAATTGTTGGTGGTCCAAGCAAGAAAGAACTGAAAGTTTGGGAAAAGTTAAATGAATCGCTAAAATTGCCGAAAAATGATGCAAATAGTGAGACTTAATTCAGTTTAATCATTGACGTGTGAGCGCAATCCCCCTAATATTGCGCTCACACAAACTGGGGCCATAGCTCAGTTGGTAGAGCGCTACAATGGCATTGTAGAGGTCAGCAGTTCGATCCTGCTTGGCTCCACCAGACATTTTGTGTTGCCTCATCTGTCCCTATCGTCTAGAGGCCTAGGACATCGCCCTTTCACGGCGGTAACCGGGGTTCGAATCCCCGTAGGGACGCCACTTATTCCATAACTCCTTATGTTCTTCGTCTAAATCTTCCATGACGATACACAGAACTTGAAGCGGGTTATATCCTACAAAATCAGCCATTTGCATAATTTGAGTAGTTGTTGGAGTTCTTACTCCTGACTTCCATTCAGATATATATGATGGATATACGCCTAGCCTTTTAGCTAAATTATCGTACGTTCTGAACTTCTTTTTATTTAATTCAATTAATTCTCTTAACATTTTGCACCTCTTGTCTTTTCTCAAATTTGTAAGTAGATTTCTTCCAAATTATAGAAGTTTTTTTATTTCAAAATTTCCAAATTTGCGAAGTTTTGGCTAAAAATGTGAACTAGGGGCAAGTCATGAGTGAATACAACAATAACCCTGCTGGGGCTAAGCAGTACGTTTTAGATCAGATTGCACAGATTGAAAACTACGAAGGCCCGCATTTTGCCATTATTGATTTAATTCAAGGTCAAGTTTACGGAGCAATCAAAGCCTATTCTGCTCTCGGTCTTTTCGATTACTTCGAAGTTGATGAACTCGCTGCAAAACTTTCAAAAGCTCATTTTTCTGCTACTTCAAACATTATTAACAATAATTTTAATTGAGTATAAAAAATGACTGAATTAGAAGCATTTGAAACTATCGCTCGCAAAGTCCACTCGGACGGACAAGCTTCAATCATGGATGGGATTCCTTGCCCTCATTCTGTTTCAGTCCTTTTTTATATTGAAAACTTTTTAAATGATCTAGGTCAATGCTCTCCAGTAGTGTCTGCATTAACTCATGACCTAGACATACATAACCGTGAATGCATCGAGTTCAATGGGGGCTATGGCTATGATGACTAATTACAAGGCTAATCAAACACTTAACCCTTTATCCACATCTCCACTGTGGGTATCACTTTTTAGCGATGTTTCCCCCCGTAGTAACACGGGGGAAAAGTCCCGCAGTGAATCCATGCACAGCCTAGAAAAAGCCTATAAAGATTACCCGTTACAGCACACCGTTATGGTACTTACCGAAGATGGCCCAAAACCTGTATTAATCCGTCGTCCTGCTGCTGGAGAGGTTGCCGTTATAGATTGGTTAAACATAACCATGCATAAAGATACGTTCTTAAATTCAGTTACCACAAAATTAGCCGAAAACCCTGATACTTATTGTGTATATGCCCTAGAAGCTGTCCTTAAAGATATTTTCGGTTTTGGTATCGAAAAGAAAATGGTCAAGGGTATCAATTACTATGATGAAGCCTATCAACTCGAAAATGAGTGCGGTTTCATCTGTGTAGGCGGTCAAAACAACACAATTATGCTGTCTATCTCTGGTCAAGGTTGCACAGCTGGCCGTTATGGTTGGGAAGAAGATTTACACGCTTGGCTTTCACTCTATGCACATCGCCCAAAAATTACTCGTATTGATTACGCTTTTGATGATCTTGACGGTTCTCTCGTTTCTCCTGATTGGGCCGATGAACAAGATTCTATTGGTGGTTTTACTTGTGGCGGTCGCCCTCCTGCATTTCGCACTGATGGATGTTGGAAGCGTCCAGACGGCACTGGTCGGACAGCCTACATCGGAAAACGTACAAGTTCCAAGTTCTGCCGTGTCTACGAAAAAGGAAAACAGCTAGGCGACCAAAACAGCCTTTGGACACGTGTAGAAGTCGAGTTTAAATCTCGTTCTTATCATATCCCTTTAGATGCCCTGCTCAATGCATCTGAACACTTTCTTGCATCTTATCCGTGTTTTCACGTCTTTGATGATCAATCTAAGGCCATCAAGTTTGAAATGCTGGAGAAAAAAGCCGAAATCACTTGGGAAAAAGCTATCGAAATTACCAAGCATCAATTTGGCAAATACTTAAACGCTTTCCGTAAATTCTATGAAGATGATTCAAAAGTCTTGGATATCTTGATGCCTGAAAAGGATGAGTTTCCTAAACGGCTAAAACCTTTACTCATAGATTTTACATCATCACTTCCCCCTAATGCGTTGCCTGCATAGGTTAGGAATATTACTTAGGCTATTTAGGAATTTTAAAAATGCGATTTACTACTACTGCGGTTATTACTGGTGCGAAGTGCTACAACAATACTGTTGATGGTGTTCTGCATAACTTCACAAAAATTTATGTGATGACTGATCTAGGTGATTCAGGCTTTGGATCTGCCACTGTGGAATACAAGTGGGGCACGGCTGACAACATTAAAAAGATTCAGGATTTGCCTTTCCCTCTTAATGCAAATATTTCAATGGAAATCGTCACGAATGGTAATAAACAAATGACCATCGTGCATGATGTCTCTCCAGTGGCTCAAAAGTAAAGGATAAAAGAACATGGCATACGTTTGTGAACAACTTCAAATAATTGACGGGGTGCAAACGTGTGTCTTGTGGGCTGAACAACTTAGCTTGAATGAGTTGTTTGGTATTACAACCGCACAGGCTGCACAAATTGGTCTAGCTGCTGCTTTGGTCATAGTTGTCGCTGCTGTGTTTAATAAACTTGGTCAAATAGGGGATAAATCTCATGACTAAAAACGAACTACAAACTGTATCTACAGTAAAAAAACAATCTCGCTTTCAAACATATCTAAATCGTGGTGCTGTTGTTGCAACGGTTGCAACTGCAACTGGTGCTGCCCGTGCTGATTACGATGTATCTGCAATCATCACAAACTTAGGTCTTGCTGTTACTGCTGCTGCGACAATTGGCGTAGCTTGGCTCGGTTTTACTGCGGGCATTGCAATTTGGCGTAACCTACGCGCTGCTGCGAAGTAATTTAAAGGGGGTTCGCCCCCTTTCCTAATTCATCGGGGGCAATATGGAAGTTTCTATTTTTAACTGGCTGATTGTCATTGTCTTTATCGTTGCTATCACGGTGCTAGTAAAATGAAAACAATTATAAAAATATTTATTTGCCTTTCTTTAATTTATACGCCCATGTTTGCTAACGCTGCAAATGTCGGCGGTTGGTCACTTTCAAATGCTGTTGCGCAAGGCGCTTCCACTGTTTACGATGCGACAAAAAATGTTGCCATTAACGGCAAAGATTTTGTAAAGGATTCATGGGTTAAAATCACTCCAACTGCTTCACAAGTTGCAAAAGTTTTAGCTCGTGGTGGTGCTGGTTATGCCTTATCTGTAGCAGTTGAACAATTGCTGGGAGCAGTCGATTGGGTACTTGATCCTGCAAATAACCAAATTAAATATTATTTAGATAATCCCCCTTCTGACCCAAAGGATCCAACTTATCAATATTATTATGTAGCTAATGGTTACGGTCTTAATGTTATAGGCACTTCCCCTGATGATGTCGCTCAAAAATTCTGTACTGCTGCTGGTGCAAAATTTACTGGTTGGAATGTTCAGAATGTTGTTTTTAATTGTTATCAAGGTTCAAAATGGACTCATGCTCAGGCTGTATCTGAAGTTCTTAATCCTGCTTATGATCCAAATGCTGAAACTGAACGTGAAGAAAAATCAATACCTCTTGAAACAGTAGCTCAAAAAGTAATTTCTAATGCTGAATCTGGAGATCCGCACGCACAAGTAGCAACAACTGCTGCTGCTGCTGCTGACATTGTTGCAGAAGCTGAAACAGACAATACAAAAGCTAGACCAATAGCCAATCAAGCCGAAGCAAACGCAGAAACAAAACCCGCAGACGAAGCCGAAGCTGAAAAAGCAAATGAAGCGCAAGGACAATCAAAGCCGAATGATGCTAATCCAGACATAATTGATATTTCTTTAGAATTTCCAGTTTTCTGCTCATGGGCACCAACTGTCTGTGAAGCTGCTCAAGTCGTTATTTCTTTTCCTCAAACGCTCACTGGATGGTGGGAATCAGCAAATCAAAAAGCCGATGATTGGGCAACTTCAATATCTCAGGCTTATCATGATTTTATGAGGGATGATGAATTACCTAATGATGATACAAAAGTAGATATAACTGATATTCCTACCCCTGAACTACAAGAAAATGCCATCTCTTGGGGTGCTGCCTGCCCTGCCGATGTTTCCATTCCTATATCTATGCAAGGCGTTTCTAGTACGCTTGTTTTTTCTTGGTCGCCTTGGTGTCAATTACTTTCAATTATCAAGCCTGCAATCATTGCCAGTGCATATATAGGTGCAGCTTTTATAGTTTTGGGGCTTAGAACATGAAAGCAATTTTATTTGGTCTTACAAGCTGGCTTCTTTCTAACTTTGCTAAGAAAGTCTTAATAGGTGCGGGTGTAACTATTGTTAGTGGCGCTGTTATTAATATTGTTCTCACTACATACATCAACAAAGCCATTGCTGCTTCTTCTCAAATTGATTCTACATATCTAGGCTTACTCTCAATTTCGGGCTTAGATCATGCAATTTCTATTATTATCGGCGCTCTTATCGCACGCGCAACTTTACTAGCTGCGAATTTGAGCTTCAAAAAAGCGTGACTGACTGCGCGCACCGCGTGCGCTTCCTCGCATGCGTAAGCGTGGGCGGTCACGCTAAAGGAGATTAAATTATGCTTATTTTAATTACTGGTAAGCCGGGCTCTTTTAAAACTGCTAAATGTGCATCATTGGCAATTGATTACTTAAAAGCTGGCAGACGTGTATTCACTAACATTGATGAATTTAATTATGAGGGCGTAGAAAAACTGCCTGAAAATGACGACTGGACAAATACGCCCATCGGCTCGGTTGTCATCTATGATGAAGCACAGCAATTTGAATTTTTACAATATAAAGGGCGTGAAAAATTATCCAGTGATCATCGTGTAAAAGAATTAGAAGTACATCGTCACACAGGGCATGACATTATTTTAATTACACAGTCCCCATCGTTTTTGCATAATCATGTTTTATCTTTAGTCGGTGAGCATTATCACTTACACCGTGCTTATGGTCGCTCCTATGCTGACGTTTTTTTGTGGCGTTACACTGCGCATAGTCCCGATTCAACAGGCGCTAAAAACAAAGCAGAATCTCACACTAAATTTAAACCTGATGCCAAAATTTTTGATAAATATAAGTCAACAGAAGTTGATACACATAAATTAAAAATTCCGCCCCTTTATTTCAAATTAGGCGGTTTTCTCGCTTGTGTACTACTTTTAATTGGTTATATGGTTTTTGGTTCTGATAACCCATTTTTAAGTGCATCAAAAATCAAAGAAAATGCAGAATATGCCACAGGCAAAAAAGACGCTGAAACAACAGTAGTGGGTTCACAAGCTGCCAGTGTGACTACTGCATTTGACCCTAATATTGAATGTCGCAAGGGTGTCAATGTTGAACGTCCTGAATGTATTGCTTGGTTTGATGGTCTATCTAAATCGGGTGCATCTGTTCAATCTAATGAATCCAATGCTTTTGTAGTTTCTTACAATCCTAATCAGCCTTATGACGTTGATTTATCCAATGTACCCTTGCAAATTGTCGATTATCCACGTTTAACAGGATGTGCGAAAAAACCTACTGGTGAACTTGTTGGTATAGATCAGCAAGGTAATATCATGCCTAATCTTGATAAAAACGCTTGTCAAAAGTGGCTCAATGGTGAGCGCCTATTTGACTATACAAAACAACAAACACAGGTAAATAACAATGCTCCAGTATCTAATCAAGCAAATAATACGCAACATAATCAACCTGATATTCAGGAACTGGCGAAGATAGAACAGGCTCAATTAGAGGGGCTTATATGATTTATAAGATCATGAAAACATTAAAATTTATCAATTGGTAAATTATTTTATACCAACTGGTAAATTATTTTATACTAACTGGTAAATTATTTTATACCAACTGGTAAATTATTTTATACTAACTGGTACAAAATAATTATCTTGTGATAATTCACGCAATTACAGAGGGCGCGGAGTGCGCCCGAACTGACGCATAGCGAATTATGCGCGCATCATCCCCCTGATTACCGTTGCAAGGTTCAAGCGAAGCCGACAAAATCCGTGATTTTGTCGAGCTGACCGCAGAACCGCAACTGCTCCCCTTTGCCTTTAAGCGGTATTTACAGAGCGTCCCGCATGGGCGCGAACTGATATATTTTAACTCCCACTATAAATAAGTAGTTGTATTTATGAATATTAGAGAAATAGTAGAGTTTTACGCTCGCAATGGGCTTTTTGATTCTAAATATACTTATTCAGACAAGATCATGCACATAGAATGGTTTTATCAATTTGATGAAGTCACAATAGAATTAATTAATGAATATTGTGCTTATAGAAAATTACAAGGAGTAAAAAATAGCACTATTAACCGTGAATTAAATCTTATTAAGTCTGCTTTTAATTATTACCTGAAACATAAAAACGTCACCTTTAAAAATGTATTTAATGGCTTTCGCTTATTTGAAGAAGATTATATCCCAAAGTTTTTAAACGCGACTGAATGTCAGAAGCTATTATTTGCTGCAAAGCGTTACAACAATTATCTATTACATGATTTTATCTTGCTTGCGCTCAATACTGGTTGCCGTGCTTCTGAATTGATAACACTCACATGGGATAACGTGTCTATAAATGACCGTTTTCTTATTATTCGTAATTCACTGTCTAAGAATAAAAAGACGGTTTACAAGCCTATCAATGATACTTCTTTCGATGCGCTTACTCGGCTTAAAACACATAGAAAATATGTCTTTTATAATCCCAAAACCAACAGTCACATAAAAAGTTTCAGGCGTGGTTTTCAATGTGCTGCTCAACGTGCTGACTTGGGGCATTTAAGAATTCACGATTTAAGACACACATTTGCAAGCTTTCTTGTAAAGCAAGGCGTTCCGATCTATCACGTTTCAACATTACTGGGTCATTCTGATACACGTATTACCCAGCGTTACGCTCATTTAGCACCTGAAAATTTACATGAGGTCTTAAAATGTTTACCGTCTTTGGTATAAATTTACAAATATTTACAATTAATTTGATAAAGAAGATACTCGCCCTTTCACGGCGGTAACCGGGGTTCGAATCCCCGTAGGGACGCCATTTTCTATATAAAAATTATAAAATGATCTTTTTCAACTAATCATTCACTCATTCAGATTGCACATTTTCGAATTTTCCATAAAATAGCCGCTTCTCTATGCTTGGACAAATTGTCGTATGCAATCTTCCAACTCAAATGCGAATCCAGAATCCAAAACATTAAAACGTGCAATGAGCACACGACACCTTGTTATGCTTTCCTTAGGTGGTGCAATTGGTACGGGTTTATTTTTAGGTTCTGGCGAAGTTATCGCTCAAACCGGCCCTGTCGGTGCAATTATTGCCTATATCTTAGGTGGTCTAATTGCTTACATGGTCATGCTATGTTTAGGTGAACTTGCTGTACATATGCCTGTAGCAGGATCTTTTGGTGCATACGCGCAAAAATACATTGGTCCAGGCACTGGCTACATGATTTCTTGGGTCTATTGGCTAACATGGACCGCAACTCT